CCTTTCTTTACAGAAACAGAAATTTTTCATGGTTTTTTTGGAAAAACCACAATAAAAACCTATAAAACCCTTTAAAACACTGTGAAAACAGTGTTTTTTCTTTGCAAAAAATGAGAGAGGGTCAACAATCGCAAAATGAAATGAAAATTTGGGGGTGCGATATGACAAAAAAGAATCTAAAACAACAAGCCAATGAAATATTGAAACTTGCAGAGGAGTCTGGACTCCAATCTAACTATTTTTTTGTGACCACATTCAAAAGATACCAAGTTCAATTGGAGATTTTGGATGAATTGGAGCAAGCCATCAAAGATGAGGGGATGTTGGTGTCAAAGGAATACGTTAAAGGCAGAAAAAACCTATACACCAATCCTGCGGTGAGTGATTTCAACAGAACAACTGATTCAGCAAACAAAACTGTTGCCACACTTCTTAGAATCCTCAAGAGTTTTGATGGTGACACCACTCATGAGGAAACTGATCCATTAATGGACATCATCAATGGTGGTGATATGGATGGCAAACAGTAAAGCATATGAAATTTGCAAGAAATCAGTTAGGAGAAAGAGCACTCCAAAATATGTGAAACTCCAGATGCGTGAGTTCATCCGCATGTGTGAGGGAAAAAGCAAGAAATATGTTGTTAGTGAGAAGAAATTCAAACAGATTGAAAACATATTAAAAATCTTGAGGATGCCAAAAGGACTCAAGGCAGGTCAATCCATTTATGATTGTACAACTGAATATCAGTGGGTTTTCTATGAGGGCATTATCACTGTTGTCTATCGAGATAATGAGGAAAAGAGAAGATATGAGACAGGTCTTTTAGAGATAGCAAGAAAGAATTTCAAAACATTCACCATTGCAGTCTTATTTATCATTCTTTTTCTAACAGAACCAAAATTTTCAAAGTTTTATTCTGTTGCTCCAGATGGATCACTTTCAAGAGAAGTTAGAGAGGCAATTTCTGAGATTATCAGATCATCTCCACTTCTTTATGAATGGAAAGACCAAAAGAGATTCAAGATTTTAAGAGATTATATTGAATTTTTGCCAACACAAACAAAATATATTCCTCTGTCTTATTCAACAAGCAGGATGGATGGAAAATTACCAAATGTATTCATTGCGGATGAGGTTGGAGCATTGCCAACATCATATGCCATTGATGCAATGAGATCAGGGCAATTGAATATCTTGAACAAACTTGGATTCATTATCTCAACCAAATATCCAACCATTGATAATCCATTTGAGGATGAGGTTGCCTATTCAAAAAAGGTCTTAGATGGATTGGAAAAGGATGAGACAAGGTTCTCACTACTTTATGAGCCAGATGATACAAAGAATTGGGAAACCAATGATTTGATTCTAAAACAAGCCAATCCTGTTTCATTGGAAATCCCAGAGATTTGGGAGGACTTGAAAAAGAAAAGAGCATATGCCATTGCAGTGGAATCAGCAAGGGAGAATTTCCTTTGCAAGCACTGCAACATTATTTATCAAGGAATTGGCACTGAGACATATATAGATGTCAAAGATGTGCAAGAGTGCAAGGTTGCTCAAATAGATTGGAGAGGCAGAGTTGTTTATGTCGGTTTTGATTTATCAGAAACCAATGACAACACCTCTGTTGCAATGGTCACTGTGGATGATGACAACAACATCCTTGCAGAATCTTTTGCATTCATTCCAGAGGGCAGGATTGAAGAAAAGCAAGCATCAGAAAAAGTCAATTATAGAGAACTTTTGAAAACAGGCAAAGTCATTGCATGTGGGGATAAAACAATTGATTATCCTGTTGTTGAAAATTTCATCATGGATATAGAAAATAGATTTGGAGTTCAAGTGCAAGCAATTGGATATGACAGATGGAATGCACTTGCAACTGCTCAAAAATTGGAAAGAGGCAGAGATGGTGAGCATGGATATAACTGTGTAGAAATTAGACAACATTCAAGTGTCCTGCATCCACCAACAAAACTCTTAAAGGAGAAAATCCTTGCTCATGAATTTAAGTATACAGAAAATAAGCTACTTGAAATTAATTTTCAGAATGCAAGATGTGTCTATGACACCAACAAAAATCAATATGTGAACAAAAAGAAATCCAAAGGAAAGGTTGACATGGTTGTGAGTCTCATCAATGCAGTGTATTTGCTAGAACAAGATGTGTTTCTCAATCAAATGGATTTCACAATTCAAACATTCTAGGAAAGGAGAAAATCAATGGGATGGTTTGATTTTTTATGGAAAAGAGATGTTGAGAGTCCTCAACAGGTTACTCCAGATCAGACATCAATTGTTGATGATGTGCTCCTGCAAGCATTACTCAATGGAGAGACCATCACAAGAGATAAAGTGATGACACTGCCCACTGTCAATGGTGCAGTTGATTTCATTTCAAACTGCATTGCCTCAATGCCTGTCAAACTCTACAAATATAAGGAGGGCAGAGTTGAGGAGGTTGAAAAGGATGACAGGGTCAAGATGCTGAATGGAGACACAGGTGACACTCTGGATGCATTTCAGATGAAAAAGGCAATGGTGTCAGATTTTTTGCTTGGCAAAGGTGGTTATTGCTACATAAGGAGAAACAGAAATGATGTGACAGGTCTTTTCTATGTTGAGGATAGATTTGTTGAAATCATGAAAGTCTATGAGCCAATTTTCAAGACCTATACACTCCTTGTCATGGGGCAAGAATACAAGCCTTGGCAATTCATCAAGTTGCTGAGAAACACAAAGGATGGTGCAAGTGGTGTTGGACTTACTGTGGAGGTGTCAAAGGCACTTGAAACTGCTTATCAGACATTGCTCTATCAACTTGGAATGGTCTCAACAGGAGGCAACAAGAGAGGATTCCTCAAGTCACAGAAAAAATTGGGGCAGGATGAGATCAACACATTGAAAAAGGCATGGGCAAATCTCTATGCCAACAACAATGAGAATGTGGTTGTCCTCAATAATGGTCTTGAGTTTCAAGAGGCATCTAATTCAGCAGTTGAGACTCAGTTGAATGAGTCAAAAAAGACATTGCAGGATGAAATCAATGCATTGTTTCATCTTTATCCAGATGATTTTGAAAGGACATTCAAAGAGGCTATCTATCCAATCGTGAAAGCCTTTGAGACTGCACTCAATAGAGACTTGCTCCTTGAGAAAGAAAAGAAAAATCATTTCTTTGAGTTTGATGTCAAGGAAATTGTCAGAGTCTCAATCAAAGAAAGATATGAGGCATATAAACTTGCAAAGGAAACAGGATTCATGACCTTGAATGAAATCCGCAGGAGAGAGAACATGCCATTCATTGAGGGTCTTGATGTTGTCAATGTAGGACTTGGAGCAGTTTTATATGACACAAATAAGCATGTTTACTATACACCAAACACTGACACAATCGGTGACATTGGTGATGGTGGTTCTAATGAGTCTCTTGAGGAAAAAGAGGCAGAGGAGAAAAAGACACAGGACATGTTGCTTGGTCATGTTCTTTCTCAAGAATTTGATGAGAGCGGAAATTCCTCTGCTAGAGAAATAGAGGAAAGATACAATGATGTGCATGACCTCAAAACAGGGAGATTTGGCTCAAAAGGTGGATCTGGAGGTTCATCAAGTGGTGGCTCTGGAGGTGGAGGCACATCTCCTAGTAAAATGCCAAAAGGATATAACTATATAAGATTTGGCAAAGTGCCAGAGGGTGAGCAAAGTATAAACTACACAGAATTAACAAATGAACAAAAAAGCTTGTTAAATGATGAGGTAGATATATATGGTGCTAATCCGATTGAATTTATTAAAAACAAAATAGCAAGTGGAGATCCTACTTGGAAAAATCTTGATGAATCAAAAGTCTTTGAAAAAGGTGTAAGCGTTTTCAAAGCAGATAAGAATGGACTCCCTATTTTGGAAAATAAAAAACAAGTTAATTCACTACTTATGAGATTAGATGATGAAATGTTTGCAGTTAGCGGAAAAGAAAAAGGAAAAGGGCAGGATGGAGAGCCTATTCTACATGGAACAAAATCTAAAAAAATGAATCCAAGCAAGCAGGATTTAATTGCAAGAGTTGAAGAAACTCTAAAAGCAAATTATAAGGATTCAGTTGAAAATGATGGTGAAAAAAACACAAGTAGATTATATGAATTCGCTGATTGGAGAACCGGTGAAACAGAGTATATTTTCAATGGTGTTTCATACAAAAATCCAAAAAGCAGTGAATGGGAATAGTGATGCATAGGAGGATGTGATGGAACTAAAAGAAACAATTGATTTGATGAATAGTGCAGATTATAAAGACAGATTCAAAGCAGAATATCTGCAAACAAAAATCAGATATGAAAAACTGCACAACATGATTGTCAAGTATGAGGCAGGAACATTGGATTTTGTTCCAGATTGCCCACTTGAACTTTTGAAATCTCAAGCATCTATGATGGGCAATTATTTGTTTGCTCTTGAGAAAAGAGCAGAGATTGAAAAAATAGAGTTGCATTGATAGGAGGTGAAGTGATGCAGATAAGGGTCAAAGGTGACAGTGTTGAGATAGAGGGTTATGTCAATGCGGTCGAAAGAAAGTCAAAACCTTTGATGTCTAGGATGGGTCAGTTTATTGAGCGGATTTGCAAAGGTGCTTTCAAAAAAGCACTAGGCAGGAATGACAATGTTAGATGGATGCTCAATCATGAGAGAGACCTTGGAGGCATTAAGGATGGAAACCTTAAATTGACAGAGGACAATATAGGACTCTATGCAAGAGCAGTTTCAAAGGATCCAGAGATTGTCAAGAAAGCAAGAAATGGAGAATTTGTTGGGTGGTCATTTGGATTCTATGACAGGGATGTTGAGCAGAAAAGAGATGAGGATGGATTCCCTCTGAGAAATGTCAGAGATTTAGATTTGGAGGAGGTCTCTATTCTCGATAAAACAAAGACACCTGCCTATGATGGCTCTCTTGTTGCAGTTAGATCAGAGGAAAATTCAATTTTCTATGGTGACACATTCTCTGATGGTATTCAGCTGAGAGAACTGTCAGAGGAGAAAGATGATGAAGTGCCTAAACAACAGGAAACTGTTGAGGAAAATATTAATTATGATGAGTATGAAAAACTCATCTTAGACATGAAAAACTAAAGGAGGAAAAGCCATGTCAAAGTTATTAGAAGAAAGAAAGAATGATTTAATCACACGAGCAGAGGAGGTTCTCAACACTGCAAAAGCAGAAAAGAGAGAATTGACAGATGCTGAGGCACAGGAACTTGCAGAAATTAAGGATGATGTCCGCAGAATCAAGGAGACACTCAAACTTGATGATGATTTTAGAGAGATGCTTGACTCTGAGAAAAAGCCAGATGCAGAGCCAAAGGAGGATGTAAATGTGGATGTAAAGACAGAGGACAGAGAGTGCAAGGAGCAGGAAAAGAGAGCACTTGCAGAGGAGAAAGCATTTGAGGCTTATATCCGCAACACTCTCATGAACACAAGAGATGGTGATCCTGTCAACCTCACAATGGAGGACAATGGTGCAGTTGTTCCTCAGACAATTGCTGACAAGATCATCCGCAAGGTATATGACATTTGTCCAATCCTTGAGAAATCAAGCAAGTACAATGTCAAGGGAACACTTACAATCCCATACTATGATGAGTCTGAGACTGCCATCAATGTTGGTTATCAGGATGAGTTTGTTCAGATCACATCATCAGTTGGTCAGTTCACAAGCAATGTGACTCTCACAGGTTATCTTGCAGGAGCACTTGCTAAGGTTTCTCGCTCTTTGATTCACAACTCACAGTTCAACATTGTTGACCATGTGGTTGATATTATGGCAGAGCATATTGCAAGATTCATTGAACATGAGTTGTTAATTGGAACAGAGGGCAAGGTCACAGGTCTTTCAACACTGACAAATGCAGTGACAACTGCATCTGCATCTGCAATCACTGCTGATGATGTTATCAAGTTACATGATTCTATCAAGGATAGATTCCAGGGCAATGCAATGTTCATTATGTCTACACAGACAAGAACTGCTCTCAGACTCTTAAAGGATGATATGGGCAGATACATGTTGCAGGATGACATCTCTCTCCCATTTGGAACATCTCTCCTTGGCAAGCCTGTCTATGTTTCTGACAACATGCCAGAAATCGGTGCAGGCAACAATGTCATTTTCTATGGTGATTTCAAGGGTCTTGCAACTAAGTTCAGTGAAAACATCAACATCCAGATCCTCAGAGAGAGATATGCTGATGAGCATGCTGATGGTGTTATTGGATGGTTTGAATTTGATTCCAAGGTTGAGGATGCTCAGAAGATGGCAGTCTTAAAGATGGCTAGTGAATAAGAGGGAGTGATTAGAGATGATGTATAAGGCATTAGTCTCTTTCACAGGTCTTATTTCCATGAGTGAGGGGGATGTTAGGGAAATCTCTGACACCTCCCTTGCTAATGATTTACTCAATGCAGGATATATTGAGTTGGTCAAGGATGTAATTCCACACAATGTGACAGAGAAAAAGACCAAGTCTCCAAGCAGAAAGGGGAATAAAAAATGAATATCAAAGCATTAATTCCATTTACAATGCGTGACAGTTCAACAGGTGAGCTGACATCAATTGCCTGTGGAGCAGTTGCAACTGTGACTGATGACTTAGGCAATCAGTTGATTTCTGATGGATTGGCAGAGGCATATTCACAGATTGTGCCAAAGGGATCCCTCAGCATCTCTGCAAATGGCTCATATGATGTGAGTGCCTATGTATCTGCAACAGTTAGTGTTGGAACACTCACTGTGACATATGATGCTAATGGTGGCACAGGCACACTTGATGCACAGACAGTCATTGCAGGAAATTCAATCAATCTCTCTGATGGAACAGGACTCACTGCTCCAGAGGGCAAAGAGTTTGCAGGATGGGCACTTGAGGCAACTGCAACAGAGCCAGATGTGACAAGCCCATACACACCAACAGAGAATGTGACTCTCCATGCAGTTTGGGTTGATCCAGAGGCAGGAGAATAAAATCCATGATGTTGTTTAGGCAAATTCCTCAAAAAAGGGGGAAAACATTATGAATGAAATATCAGCGGTAAGTCAAATCACTGCTCAAGATGTTGCAGACTACTTGAGAATTAGTGGGGTGACAGAAGATGATTTAAACACTCTCAATACACTTTTGACAGTTGCCAAGGCATATATCACACAATACACAGGGCAGACTCTTGAAAATCTTGACACTCTCCAAGACATCATCATTGTTGTTTTGATTCTGTGCCAAGATATGTGGGATAATCGAACACTTTATGTTGATTCAAGCAATTCCAACAAAGTGGTTGAGTCCATTTTGGGTCTGCATTCGGTGAACTTATTATGATTAATGCAGGAAAATACAATAAAAAAATCAGCATATGTCAAACAACCATTGTCACTGATGAGGCAGGATTCCAAACAGAAGTACCAACAGTTGTCTTGCAACCTTATGCCAATGTAAAGACTACAAGGGGCATGACTCTCATCAAAAATAATACGGATTTTGAAAAAGCATTCACCAATTTCACAATCAGATTTCCTCAAACACCTATCAATAGAGATATGTGGATTGAGTTCAATGGCAAGACATACACCATTGAATATCTCAACAATGTGGATGAGGCAAATGTGGAACTTGAAATCCAAGCCAAGGAGGTCACTCACTAATGGCTAAGTTTGAGATGGAATTGCCAACAGAAATCATGAAAGATTTTGAAAAAATCTATAAGGATTCCGAAAAAATTTTTGGTGAGATGACAAGAGCAGGGGCAGAGGTTGTGAATAAAAATATTCAAGCCAATGTGCCTCAGTCAATCAGACAGTCCAAAATGATGGATTGTCTCAAAATGACAAGAACATACAAGACACCATCTGATGATGGAATCAATACAAAGATTGGTTTCTATGGATATTTTGTCAATGAAGATGGAAAGACTGTTCCTGCTCCCTTGGTTGCAAATGTCTTTGAATATGGCAGAAGTAATGCACCATTTCCAAAGCAACCATTCATGAGAAAATCATTCAAAAAGAATGAAATTAAGGATGCAATGCTCAAGGCACAGAAAAGAGCAAGTGGAGGATTATTGGAATGAATGAATTAATTCAATCTATCTTATCAAATTTCACAGTGAATGGAGTGCAGATTCCTGTTTCATTCATGTTTTACAAAGGACATGGTGAACCATATATCACTTATATGCAACAGGATGCAGACAGTTCTCTTTCTGGAGATGATGAGTTGATTGGATATGTTGATTATTATGATTTTGATGTTTATTCCAGAGGCAACTATCTGGACATTATTGAGAGTTTAAAAGAGGTATTGAAAGAAAATGGTTTTGTGTGGCAACCAAGCAGATCATCTCAAGATTTTTTTGAGACTGACACAGGTTACTATCACAAAACCTTAAATTTTGCGATTTTTAAGGAGGAAAACTGAAATGGCAAAAATCGGATTGAAAAATTTCCTTTTCGGTGTTCTGACCGAACAGGAGGACGGCACTGCAACATATGGTGTTGGACAGAAACCTGCAAAGGCTATTTCCTGCAATGTTTCCATCACAAACAATTCTGCAACTCTCTATGCAGATGATGCACTTGCAGAATCAGACACATCATTCCAGAGTGGCACAGTGACCATTGGAATTGATGATGAAAACCTTGCAATGATGGCAACTTTGCTTGGTCATGAAATCACAGATGGGAACATGGTCAGAAATGCAAATGATACTGCTCCTTATGTTGGTTTGGGCAGAATCATCACAAAGATGGTTGGCGGTGTCTACAAGTACAAAGTTGAGTTTCTTCACAAAGTAAAGTTTGGAGAGCCATCACAGGATGACACAACCAAGGGAGAGTCTCTTGAATTTGGCACAACGGAAATTGAGGGAACTGTTTCTGCATTGGCAAATGGTGATTGGTCTATTGCTGAGACTTTTGATTCCATGTTAGAGGCTCAGACTTATCTCAATAGTTTGTTCAATACATCTCCAAGTCCTGCCACAACAACCTACACAATCACCTACAATGCAAATGGTGGCACAGGTTCAATTGATCCTGTTGAGGTTGATGCAGGTGAGTCTGTCACTCTTTCTGATGGCACAGGACTCACTGCTCCAGAGGGCAAGGAGTTTGCAGGATGGGCATTGTCATCCACTGCACAGAGTGCAACAGTGACAAGTCCATACACACCAACCTCTGACAAGACACTCTATGCAGTGTGGGTTGATGCACAGAATTAAATAAATGGAGCGGATAAAAGTCCGCTCCATTTTTAATTGGAGGAGAATGAAATGAAAGATATTAATGGGAAAATCCAATTAAATGATAAGGAATATCCGCTTGTTTTCAATTTGAATGTCATGGAAAGTATTCAAGATGAATATGGTTCTCTGGATAAATGGGGAAACCTCACAGATGGAACAGAGGGTGAACCAAATGCAAAGGCGGTCATCTATGGATTCACTGAAATGATTAATGAGGGCATTGACATTCAGAATGAGGAGCAAGGCACAAATGAGCCATTCCTCACAAAAAAGCAGGTAGGCAGACTTATCACACAGTATGGTCTCATAGAGGCAACCAAGACTCTCAATCAAACAATCATTGAAAGCACAGAGTCAGATGAAAAAAACGCATAATCCATGATGAAGATGAAAGAGATCCTGTCATTGACTTCTCATGGTTTTATTTTATCGGAAAGACAAAACTCAATTTGTCATTCCAAGAGACAGGGAGATTGACTTTGACAATGTTCTATAAGTTGTATGGACATTACAAAGACAATTTTGATTTTGAAATGAGATTGAAAAATGCCAATGAGACATATAGAGAGGCATTTCTTAAATCTCAACAAGATGAAGAATGGTTTTAAGGAGGTGAAAAGATGGCAGGATTCGGTGGTTCTGTCAAGCTGACAGGAGAATCTGAATATAAAAAAGCACTTTCCCAAATCACTCAGAGTTTAAAGGTTGTAAGTGCTGAGATGAAAGCAACCTCCTCAAGTTTTGCAACAGGAGACAAATCAACCAAAGAACTTGCATCTTCCTCAAAACAATTGAGTGCAGACTTGGAAAAGCAAAAGTCTGCTCTTGCCTCATTAAAGGGGCAAATGGCATCCATGCAAGCAGAGTATGCAAAAACAGGTCAAAAGCATCAAGAATTGCTCCAGAAATATGATTCTGAAAAGGCAAAACTTGATGAAATAGGCAAGACTCTTGGAACATCATCCACTGAATACAAAAATCAACAGAAAGTTGTCACAGACTTATCTCAAGAGGTTGATAAGAGTTCAAAGTCATATGATGCTCAAGGGAAAGCATTGAACACTATGAGGATTCAGACTGCTAATGCAGAGACAACTGTCAATCAGACTGCAAAGGCTCTTGATGATCTTGGAAAAGAGGCAGAGGATGCAGGAGAGTCTGCTAAAAAAGGCGGTGATGGATTCACTGTAATGAAAGGTGTTCTTGCTAATTTAGCAACAGAGGCAATCAACAGTGCCATGAATGGACTGAGGAATCTAGGTTCTGCATTTGTTGATGCAGGGAAACAGGCACTTGATTCCTATGCAAGTTATGAACAGTTAGAGGGCGGTGTCAAAAAGATATTTGGTGATGATATGGCAGAGACAGTCAAAAAGAATGCTCAGAATGCATTTCAGACCGCAGGAATGAGTGCAAATGAGTATATGGAAACTGTCACAGGTTTTTCATCCTCATTGATTCAATCTCTGGATGGAGACACTGCCAAGGCAACAGAAATCAGTGACAGAGCAATCAGAGATATGTCTGACAATGCAAACACCTTTGGAACAAGCATGGAGTCAATCCAATATGCTTATCAAGGTTTTGCAAAACAGAATTATACCATGCTAGACAACTTAAAACTCGGTTGAAATCAAAACACCATAGCCGAGTAAAAATCGGGCAAAATCGGGGAAACCTAAACAGAAATGCAAGGCGATCCCGAGATAATCACATAGATTGCGAAAGGCTATGTGACATTGTAGAGCATAGGAGTTGAATAAATATAATACTCCCAAGAGTGTCCGACAATCATTAGATTGAAAAGATATGCCGAACTTATGAGAAATCATAAGAACTAGAGGATAAAAAGCCTCTAGGATAACAAGTGTATGGTGGCACAAAAGAGGAGATGCAAAGACTCATTGCTGATGCATCCACCATGACTGATTCAATGGACAAATTGGGAGTCACAGTTGATGCAAATGACATGTCATTTGCAAACATAGCAAATGCAATTTCTGTCGTGCAGGATAACATGGGCATCATGGGAACAACTGCAAAAGAGGCAAGCGGAACAATTGAGGGTTCAACCAATTCCATGAAATCAGCATGGCAAAACATGCTCACAGGCATGGCAGATGAGAATGCAAATTTCACTGAATTGGCATCCAATTTTGTTGGAACACTTATCACTGAGGATGGAAAGGGCGGTGTCCTTGGAACTATTGTTCCAAGAATTGCAACAGTTATCACAGGCATGAGTGAGGCTATTCAGACAATGTTGCCTCAGTTGATTCAATCGGTTGTGCCTCTGATCCAACAGAATATTCCTATTATCATGGATGCAGTGAGTTCAGCACTTGAGACAATTCTGTCTGTCTTGCCACAAGTCATTCCTGTGATTGCAGATTTGATTCCTCAAATCGTTGAGACATTAGTTGGACTTTTGCCAAATATTATTGATGCAGGTATTCAGATTTTGCTTGGACTGATCCAAGGAATCTCAGATGCAATTCCTCAGCTTGTCGGAATGTTGCCAGAGATTATTGACAGTATTGTCACAGTGCTCACAAATAACCTGCCACTCATTATTGAGACAGGACTTGACTTGCTCTTGGCACTAACAGATGGAATCATCAATGCAATTCCAAAATTAGTTGCAAAGTTGCCACAGATTATATCAAACATTGTCTCAACATTACTTGGCATGTTGCCACAGATTATTGATACAGGTATCAAATTATTGACATCTCTTGTGAATAATATGCCTGCAATCATCAATGGCATAGTGAAAGCCTTGCCAACACTCATCACAGGACTTGTGAATGGATTGTTGCAGAATCTGCCTGCCATTATTAGTGCAGGAGTGCAGTTGTTGGTGGCATTAGTGCAGAATATCCCTGCAATTATTAGTGGACTTGTGAAAGCAGTTCCACAGATCATCAATGGACTTGTGAAAGGCATTGTTGATTGTGTTCCTCAATTAGCAGATGCAGGTCTCAACCTCATCAAAGGACTTTGGGAGGGCATCAAGAATGCAAAGGATTGGATTATGGGCAAAATCAAGGGATTCATGGATGGAATTGTTGGTGGAATCAAGGATTTCTTTGGAATCAAATCTCCATCAAGACTTTTCAGAGATGAAATTGGTGACAACCTTGCCAAAGGTATTGGAGTTGGTTTTGAGGATGAAATGAAGAATGTAACCAAAGAAATGCAGGATTCCATCCCAACAAGTTTTGATGTAGATGCCAATATCAATTCAAATCTGAGTTCAAATCCATATGCATCTCAAGCCAACATGGTTGAGGCATTCAAAGAGGCTCTTTATCAAGTCAAGATTGAGATGGATGATGAGGAAATGGGCAAATTTGTTGACAAGACTGTCACAAGATTAGTTTACACATAGGAGGTGGAGGCATGAATTATGTCATCTTAAATGGTGTAAAGAGCACCACAGTCAAAGGATTGCTGATTCAGTCCTTGCCTCCAATCTCAAAGCCTCTTATGAGGACAAGCATTGAGGAGATTGATGGCAGGGATGGTGACATTGTGACCAAGTTGGGATATTCAGCTTATAACAAGCAGATGTCTATTGGTCTATTTGGTGATTACAATGTGGATGAGGTCATTCAGTTCTTTTCAAGTTCTGGAACTGTGATTTTTTCCAATGAGCCAGATAAATATTACAACTATGAAATCATAGATCAGATTGATTTTGAGAAATTAATAAGATTCAAAACTGCAACAGTGACATTCCATGTGCAACCATTCAAATATTCAGCAGTTGATGATGTTTTCACACTGTCTCAAAACTCTTTGACAGTGAAAGATTATTCAGCAACCAAGAATGGAGTGACAATCAGTGCTCAAAATGGGGTGATTTCCTTGAGTGGCACTGCCACAACTGCAACTGAGTTCTATGTGCCTGTGAATGCATTGACTTTGGATCCAGGAAATTACACTCTGCAAGCCTTGACAGATGGCACAGGTGAGAGTTGTTGTTCAATCCGCTTGATTGGCTCAGTTCCATCCAATGCAGATTCCTTTGGAGGCACTTATTTGCCACTTTCAAACAGTGGTTCAGCATCAATGCCTGCAACACTGTCTGCCTCAAAAACATTCAATTATGTTTGGTTCTACATAACAAGCGGAACTGCAATGAATTTCACACTTGATGTGCAGTGTTTGAATCAAGCAATTCAAAGTTTGTCTATTGTGAATAGAGGAAACACCACTGCAAGACCTATCCTCACAATCTATGGATCTGGAACTGTCAATTTGAGCCTCAATGGAGCACAAATTTTTGTGATTGACATTGGAGATGCAGGATATATCACCATTGATTCTGCTCAGATGAATGCATATCAAGGTGATATTCTGATGAATAGGTCTGTTGTTGGAGATTATAGTGATTTGGTCTTGAATATTGGCACAAACACAATCTCATGGACAGGAAATGTGACCTCAATTGAGGTGGAGAATTTCACGAGGTGGTTATGATGAGAAGTAATTTTAAAATGGAGAATAAAAATATCACTATGGTCAGAGGTGACACTCTTTCTTTCAATGTTGAGGTCACTGATGGTGAGGGTGAAATTATTGAGGTTGATTCTGCATATTTCACTTGCAAAAAACTCTCAACAGATGAATCAAACATCTTTAGAAAGGCACTTGGCAGTGGTATCACACAATTTGATGATTGTTTTGTTGTGAGGGTTGCTCCAGAGGACACAAGAAATGTTGATGCAGGTCAATATTTTTATGATTTGCAGATTGGTGTTGGTGCTGATATTTTCACCATCATGAAAGGTGTCCTTGAAATAGAGCAGGATGTCTCATTCTAAGGAGGTAATTATGAGTAGACATGATTCAAGAGAAATTGAAAATGTCAAAGTCATGCTCTTAAAAGGTGATAGTGGCTCAACTATTGAGAGCATTGAAAAAACAGGCACAAGTGGTCTTGTTGACACTTACACAATCACCATGAGTGATGGTTCAAAGTCCACATTCACTGTGACAAATGGCAAGGAGATTGTTTCTGTTGAAAAGACAGGCACAAGTGGTCTTGTTGACACTTACACAATGACTTTCAATGATGAGTCCACTGAGACATTTGAGGTTGTCAATGGAAATGGCATTGCATCAATTGAAAAGACAGGAACACAGGGAGCAGTTGACACCTACACAATCACTTTGGATGATGGCACAACATACACATTCACTGTGACCAATGCAACAGGCACAGTTGATTCTGATTTTTCAGAAACATCTGAGAATCCTGTGGAAAATAGAGTCATCACAAACAAAATCAAAGCTATGGATGACAATATTGCAGGAACTGAGAATGGAGCAACTGCATCACAGACATATGTGGCAGGTGAGTTCATTCTTAGAAATAATCAGCTTTACAAGGTCACAACTTCCATTGCAACAGGAGATGCACTCACTGATGGTGTTAATATTTCAGCAGACAGTGTTGGTGAGGAACTTAAACAGGTAAATAACGATTTATTAGTATTAAAAGATACTAATAATGTACAGGGTTCTATTTATTCTAATAGCGGTAGTTTTGCAGGAAATTCATCAAGTACATGGAAACGCATAGCTACATTGAACACATTATCTTCTGGAACATATATATTCTCTGGTTTTTGTGACCTATCATCATCATTAAATATTCTGTTAGCTATGGAACTTAGGGTAGGAAGTACGATTGTAGAAACCGTTAGAGGGACTGCTAATGGAGGTGGAGGATTGACGATTACTTACCCTATTCAAATCCCTGATAATGCTGATGTTAATATTGTTTGCTATGATGATTTCTCAAATGCGACAGCTAGAGGCAAACTTACTGCAATTAGAATTAAATAGCGATTTAATCATGTAAAAAAAGAAAGGAACAAAATATGAATGAAAGATTTTATGTGGTTGAGGTGACCACAAATTCAACAGGAACAGAAACAAGGAAACTCACTCCATATGATAACAGTGAGACTGCTTATAGAAAATTCTATGAGATTCTCACAGGCATTGGTGGAGGTGCTCTCAAGATTTGTGCAGGTTTATATGATTCTAACCTCAATCAGATCAAGAGAGAGGTTTGGGTCAAGGCAGAGGAGGAAACTCCAGAGGAGACACCATCAGAAGAATAAGAAAATGAGGTGAGAGCATGATTAAAGTTTTCGGACAAGCTGACACATCTTTCTCATCAAATGGTGATGTTGTTTTAAGACCACTCAAGGCAAAAGTTCACAAAGAGGACAATGGAGATTTCTATTTGAATCTTGAGACAGGTCTTGATTATGTGGATTATCTTGTGGAGGGCAACATTGTGTTGCCAACACTCCACAAGGAGATCAAGCATTCAGAATTGGCAATGTCCAAAAGACAAAAAGCAAGCTAACATCCAAGTGTTATCATGTTTTTTACGATTCCAAGAATTATCTCATTGCAGATTCCTATGTTGTGGACAAGACCTGCAATGATGCTCTTGACCATTTAAACAGTGCCACAGAGCCACAGAGCGAATTTGAGACACTCTCTGATGTTGCCACAGTAAATTCCTTTAGATGTGTGAGAAAATCACTCTATGAGGCAATTCAGACTGTGATTGAGCGGTGGGGCGGTCATCTTGTCAGAGATAATTTCAACATCCAGATCAGGACAGAAATTGGACAGGATAATGGGGTCACAGTTCAATATAAGAAGAATCTCAAGGACATCACTTGTGAGGAAAATTGGGATAGTGTTGTGACAAAACTCCTGCCGGTTGGCAAGGATGGAATCCTGCTCAATGCAATTGATCCAAATGCAGACATTTATGTCACAAGTAGTATGCAGTATGATTTGCCATACACAAAGACAGTCTCATTCACGCAAGATGACATAAACCAAGAGGATTATCCATCAGAAACTGCATATCAGCAAGCCTTGGTCAGTGATTTAATGATGCAGGCAATTGAATATCTTGAGATTAATAGTTTGCCACAAGTGAACTACACTCTCAAAGCCAACATTGAGAAAATCACTGATGTTGGTGACACTGTTGAGGTGATTGATGACAGGCTTGGCATTAATATGCTCACTAATGTCATCAAATATGATTATGACTGCATTTTGGAGCAATACACAGAGATTGAGTTTGGCAATTTTAAGCAGACTCTTTCTGGATTGGTTGGAAATATCACTGCATCTGTTGATAAGACTGTCACAGATCAAGTGCAGGGAATCTCTACATCATTGAGTGAGCAGTTGCAACAGTCTCAAGAGACCATCATGGGAGTTATGGGAGACTCTTATGTCATCTATGATGGAGACCAAATTCTTGTGCTTGATACACTGCCAAAAGAGTCTGCAACTTATGTCATTAGAATCAATAATGGTGGCATTGGATTCTCTCAAGGTGGAATCAATGGAACATTCACAAGTGCATGGACTATTGATGGCACTTTAAACATGCAAGCAATCAATGTGATTAATTTGGTTGCTGATATGATTAAGGGTGGCACTTTGAAACTTGGCTCTCATCTGAATGCAAGTGGAATCCTTGAATTATATGATGATGCAAACAATGTTGTTGGCATCATGAACAGGGATGGACTCAAGATGTTTGGTCTTGATGGCTCATATGTAGTGATGAATGATGAGGTTGGATTTGCAGGATATGACAGAAACGGAAATCAGATTTATTGGGTCAATGGGGATGAGTTCCACATGAAAAAGAGTGTGGTTGAGGAGGAAATCACTCTCTGCAATCAACTGAGATTCATTCCAATCCAGATCATGCAGGGAAATACAGTGGTCAATGAGGGCATTGGTCTTGTCTCTAGTGCAACAGGAGGTTCATGATGGCTAGTGGTTCATTCAACCTGTCAAGGACAGGCTCAACAAGTTCATATATAACATTTAAGTGTGCATGGAGTTCCACTCCAAATCAGTCTGCAAACACATCCACTGTGACTGTGACTGTCACTGCATCCAAGTCCTCAAGTTCGACTGCCAACACATATGGCAGTCAGAACACATCTGTCACTGTTGGTTCTGCATCGCAGAGTGCAAGCGGTTCATTTACTCTTGCACCATCAAAGACTATCACTCTATTTTCCAAAAGTTTCACAGTGGCTCATGAATCTGATGGAACAAAGAGTGTTAAGATTTCAGTCAATGTTGGTGGCAATGCCATGTGGGGCAGTGGCTCTCAAACAGTCACTCTTGATAAAATTCCAAGATATGCAACTGTCAATCAGTCTCTTTCTGCAAAGACAGAGACCACTGCAACAATTGCATGGTCATCAGATGCAGTCATTGATTACATTTGGTATTCAACCAATAATGGCTCATCATGGAGTGGCATCAATGTTGCTGATGGCACAAAAGGAACATATACAATCAGCGGACTGTCTGCCAATACTGCATATAGTATCAAGACTAGAGTGAGGAGAAAGGACTCTCAGCTGACAACAGACTCCTCTGCAATGTCTGTGACTACATATGCATTCCCATATGCCAATTCAATGCCAAATTTCACTATTGGCAACAAGTTGACTATTGGCATTTATAATCCATTAGGCAGGACTGTCACAGTCAACATTCTTGGAGCGGATAACAGTCAAGTGAGCAATGACACAACCTCTGGAACATCCATCACAGGATATGCAGGGAGCGGTGTTGTAAATGCCTTATATGCATCCATTCCAAATGCTAAGAGTGGCACATATAAGGTCAAAGTCACATATGGCACTCAAATCAGCACCAAGACAGGTGGCACATATTCTGTCAATGAGAATATGTGCAAACCATCAATCAATGCAGTGGCATATCAAGACAGAAATTCAACCACAACTGCCTTGACAGGCAATAATCAAGACATTGTGAGAAATCAGTCTACTTTGAAATATACTGCAAGTGGACTGACTGCCTTGAATGGAGCATCTGTCAGATCTTGCTCTGTCACAGTCAATGGACAGACAATCAATCTGACTGTGAGTGGAAATTCTGCCACAGGAAATGGTGGTGTCATTGATTCTGGAACTGACATTGATGCAGTTTTCACTGTCACAGATTCAAGAGGGTTGACAGGCACTAAAACTGTGACCATATCAATGCTTGATTGGTCAGTGCCAAGTGCCATCATCACTCTTGAAAGACAGGATAATTTCTACACTGCAACCAATTTGACAGTTGATGCAAATTTTGCATCTATCAATGGCAACAATAGAATCACAATCACATATCAAGCTACAAAAGAGGGTGATTCATCTGCCTCTGTGAGTGGTTCTGTGCAGGACAATGTCACAAGTGTTGTTCAGCTTGATAACAATTATGCATGGACAGTTGCAATCAAACTTGTGGACAGTTTGGGCGGTCAAACAACCTACACTGCATATATCTCCAGAGGAATGCCAATCATCTATTTTGATAGGCTCAAGTCATCAGTTGGCATCAACTGTTTCCCAAAAGATGAGGAGTCTCTTGAGGTCAATGGAGTGAACATGGAAAGAAATGTGATGACTGCATCACTTTCTGCAAATGTGACCAATCTTGTGGTGAACACTTACACCAAAGTGCCTCTTGATTTATCCAATGGAGTTGGTTCAAAACTGACTCTCCAAAGTGATGGGGGAATTAAGATTGGAGCAAATGTGAGCAAGATCCTTGTCTCTGCAAGGGCATCCATCCAAGGTTCTGCAACAACAGGCAGGAGACATCTGAGAGTCATGAAAAACTCATATACCAACAACAACACAATTGCATGGTCACAGGATGACTTTCCTGCAAGTTCAACTGAGGATATTGTCATCACACCAACAGTGGGAAATGTGTCTGAGGGTGATGTTGTATATCTTTGGTATTATGTGCCAAACTCTGCTGATGCTCTTGGTGGAAATGCTTATGGATGCAGAACATCAATGACAGTTGAGGTCATTGGATAAGGAGGGGATTATGGAGAATTTAACATTGCAGGACATTTCCCTTGCAATCACATTTATGGTTGGATTTATTGGAGGAGTTGGATTCCTTTATAAGTCCATCAAAGGATTTCTTGAGAAGATTATCACAGAACAGTTTGAGCCATTTCAAAAAAGCCTAGATGAATTGAAAGATAATGTTGAAAAGGTTGACATGGAATCCTGCAAGAATTTCCTTGTCAGATGCCTTGGTGATTTTGAAAATGGCAAAGTCATCAGTGATATTGAACAGGAGAGGTTCTGGGAAGAATATGAACATTATCTCAAAGCAGGAGGAAATTCTTATGTCAAACATAGGGTTGAAAAACTCCAAGCAGAGGGCAAATTGTAGTATAATTTAAGTAGATACAAACTCTTACTAATTTAATTCTTTCCCTCAAAAAAAGCCATTTCTCATATTGAGAGATGGCTTTTTTCTTTTTGTCTTTTTATATATGAGAAATAAGTCATGGTGACACATGGCTTATTTTTTTACAATCTTGGGTATTATTGATATATTAATTTAGCAAGTCAAAAAATGACATTTCTTGGAGGTTTTGGTGATGAGATTTGAAAGAATCAAAGAGGAAAAGAGAGATTCTAAAGTAAACAAACTAATTGATGAATTTATCAAGACCAATTATGACAGAGTGGAAATCATTAATGAGGATGATTACAAAGATAATCATGCCATGGTCTCTGCATTGAGATGGGTTATAAAAAATGATTATCCAGAAAAGGTCAAAGCATCCAAAATTAAAGAGAGAGTTTATCTCTCCAAAATTAATTTTGACTATAAATAAAAAGACAGGAATGATCCTGTCTTTTATCTAAATTGAGATGCTTTGATGCTTAGATGTATCAATTCAATTGTTTCCTTATTTTCAACTATCTTTGCAAAGTGGCATTTAAGAGCTATGGAGCATTTTAGGATGGTTTCAAGTTTGGCATTGTCAATCACTTTAGAACCTTGCTCATAATGTCTTAGAGTGCCAATGTTGATGCCTGTTGCATCTGCCAACTCATTTTGTGACAATCCTTGTTGCAGTCTCATATCTTTTAATCTAGTCATTTTCATCATCCTTTTAACTTTAGTTGTAGAGCCAAATTTGGCATTGAAATTTCCATGCAACCAAAGTTATATATACCATTTCCAACTGAAAAAACTATGTAGTATACATGTAGTATACAAAAAGCCTTGCAATCCTTGGTATATCAATGTTTTTCACATTGGTATACAATTATTTTTATTGCAATGGTGGTGGGAAATGTCTTGCTATTAGTGCATTCTCTGACTCTTTGAGAATCTATAAAAACCTTTTTGTAATATACACAACAATATACAAGACTATAACTTTGATTGGGGAAATATATGTGGTTGTAGTGTTGATTATAACATGAGTTATACTTTTAGTTGTATTCCAATTTATTCATCTGCAACTTTAGTTGTTCTATTTCAATGTGATTGTATCTATCTGTTATATCTCCTTTATGTCCAACAATCCTCTGAACAAGGTCTCTGTCTGCTCCACATTTTAGAATGTGAGTGATGAATGTGTGCCTTGTTGAGTGAGGAGTGTGTTCAAATCCAATGTCCTTTTTGATTGTGTTCCAGAATCCTAAAAGATAATTTCTATAAGAAATTCTATATCCTCTATTGTCAACAAGGAGGTATTTATTCTCTGAATTATAGAGATCCTCAATGATTGGCTTGATTTCCTCATGAATAGGGATTGTTCTGTTTCTTCCTGCCTCTGTTTTAGTGCCTCCAATCATATAACCATCCTCTATATATACATTTTTTGTCTCCATTTCTAGCAGTTCAGAGATTCTCATGCCTGTGTACAACAATAGTTTTATAGTGTGAGAGAGCGGATGTCCGTCATATGTCAACACCTGCTTTATCTGCTCATTGGTAAATGGTTGCCTTTGCTTGCTTTGAACTGATTCAGTCTCAACCAATTCAGCAACATTCTTGGTTACATAGTCATATTTGAGTGCATATTTATAAACTCTATTGAGCATGCTCTTGACATTCTTTTGGGCAGATGGAGTGTGCCTCGCCAAAATATCCTCAATGTGTCCTGCCTTGATATTTCTGATGGGCACATTTTGAATTTCTGCACATTTGCGGAATGCACTGTGATAGTTGTTTGTTGTGGTTTCTGCAACAGGATTTGTTTCCATAAGTTTTTCATAGACTGCCTTGAGTGTGATGTCTTTGTGTTCCAGATCGAATGGATCAACAAGATACTCTCTCAAGGCTTTTCTTGCATCAGAGATTTTTGCATGATATGACAGGTATTTGAATTTTTGCTTGCCATCCTCAGTCCATCCAACTGTCACTCTGACTGCAAATGGCTTTTTTCTGTTACCTCCAAGGGTAACAATTGAGCCTGTTCCATTTCCTCTTTTGGATTGTTTACGAGCCAAAAGAATCACTCCTTTAGATTTATTTCATCAAGCAGAGGCATTTAGGTGAGTCTCTGTCATTTTGTGGGTATATGCATCAGTATATGTAATACACAACTTGATTACAATAACTTTTATACACATTTTTATGGTTGTGACTATTTCTCTAAGGCTATATATTTGTTTTACAAGAATTATAAGACAATTTATGGAAAGAGGGATTATTCTATGACAGTTCAAGAGTGTGCAAGATTATTGGACAAGTCTCCACAATTTGTGAGAATAGGCTTGCAAAGAGGAATCCTGCCATTTGGATATGCAATTAAGATGTCTAGTAAATGGACTTATCACATCTCTGAAAAAAAAGTTCATGAATATTTAGGAATTATGAACAAATAGATTTATTATATTTTATGCATATTTTTCAAAGAAATATAAAAATTTATATTGTATCAACAAATTATTCAATTATAATTAAATGTAAATAAATGGAAAGGAGTCATTTCAAGTAATGCGTATTAATTTATTACTCTGGGAGGAGAAAAATGGATTTAAAGGCTCATTTGTTGCAAAAAAAATTGGTGTTAGTGATACCACTTGGAGTCAAATAAAAAATGACAGACAAAATCCAACATTCAAACAATTAATGACATTCAAAGATGTTTTTGGACAGGAACTTGATATGGATGTTTTGGAATTATTCAAATCTGTGGATGCAGATACCAAATTATAATCACATCTATTTTTTCAAATGATTTTGGGATATAAAAGACAATCATAAATAAAAAATTGTTTTTTGTTTTATATAAAAATCAAATGGGGGAGGTTAGATCATGAGTAATGAACTAGATTCAAAAGGATTGCAGTCTGCAAATTTCATTGATTTAGTAGTTTTAAAAAATCATCCTCATGTATTTCAAGCACCTGCATTTTCTCAGTTAAAAGATGGTGACAAGGTGGTTATTGAAAGCACAAAAGAGGATGAGACTGCAATTGTTGAAAGGGTCTACACTGCAAGAAAAAGCGGTGATGAACTAGATTTCATTTTGATTGCAAGTGGCACATCATTGCCACTCAAGAAGATTCTCAAGAAAATTGATTATACAGATTTTGAGTTTGAGGGCATTGCCTATGAGAAAAGCTGATCTGATTCCAAAACTTGATGAGTGGATTCTTGAGCAGAAATATCAAGAATATGCTCAATCAACCTTGAATCAATATAGAGCCAATGTCCAAAAATTCATTGATTGGTTGCCAGAGGATGAGGAAATCACAAAGGACACCATGCTCAAATACAAGATGCATCTTGGAGAGGTTGCAGGGTCAACATCATCAATCAACACTTGGATTGTTGAGGTGAACAAATTCCTCAAGTGGCTAGATCAGAAAGATTTGTGCCTCAAGAAAATTAAGATGCAGTCCAAGCAGAGCAATGAGGAGATTTTGACTATTTCCGACTATAAAAGACTTTTGAGATTTGCCAAGAGGAATGGAGACCATCAACTCTATTACATCATGAAAATACTTGCCATGACAGGCATCAGAGTCTCTGAGTTGAGATATTTCAAGGTTGAAAATCTCAAAAGCAACTATATAGATGCATTCAACAAGGGCAAGGAAAGAACAATCATTGTCAGACAGGACTTGATGAGAGAGTTGAGGCACTATTGCAAGGATCAGGGCATCAAGAGTGGATATATATTCCCAAGTGCCATTGTTGATGGTCAAATGGTCAATGTATCTACCATCTGGAGACGGATGAAACGGATTGCAGGACTTGCAAGAGTCAGAAAGAGCAAGGTTCATGCTCATTCATTTAGGCATCTATTTGCACAGGTATTCCTCAACACATACTCCAACAACATCACAGAACTTGCAGACATACTTGGACATAATTCTCTGGACACAACAAGACTCTACACAAGGACAAGTGACTCTCAAAAGAGAGAAAAATTGGAGCATATGAGGTTTGAAAATAATGAAAAATAAGGGGTGATTTTTTCAAAAAGTATTTTCAAATAAAAAAGAGACTCAAACCCTTGTGAAATCAAAGCAAGGGCGGTCAAAGTTGGGTGCAATATAATATTGCGGTTATATTGCGGACAGGAAAGGAGAAAAAGTGAGGACAAATTTGATAGAAAAAGTAATGAATAAGCTAGGATATTATAAATCTAGTCAAATTATTCAACCTCCTGTTATTAAGCAAGATATTTACAAATATAAAACTTTGAGAACAAAGCAAGAATTTTTGCCAGAGGAAATAGTGGATGTACCAACATCATTATTAATTGAATCAACACTGAGACCATTGGCAAGTCAGTTGTCTGAGATATGTGAAATTACTCAAACAGAAACTAATAGAGGCACATATGAGATAGAGGCAACTTTGCGATTTTTAGAAAGGGAGGAGAAAAATGACAGATAAACTCAAAGACATAATTGATAATGCAGAACATGCAAAAGAGGGAACTTTCTATAATGAGTTTCTGATTATCCCAACAGGTCAGAAATATGATGGATTTTGGGGAGTGAATGGGTTTGACAAGATGCTCATTCTTGCAGGACATCTTGAAAATGATGAATGGGCAATTGTGACTGATTATTCAGATGCATTCAACATTATTAATCAAGGCAGAACCATCAATTTTGATGTGCCAAGCAAATATGACTGCTTGAGAATCTTCTTTGATGAACCTATTGAATTGACATCAGTTGGCTCATCAGTTCTATCAATAGAAAAGATTGTTGGTGAGGAAATTTAAGCATGGATATTGGTTGGGTTTTTATTTTTTCACTAGCAATCATTGCATTAGTGATTAGTTGTTTTGGAGATGACAAATAAATTATTTGGAGGGAAAGAAAAATGGATTTTAAAGAATTTGAGGAAATGAAAGTTGAGCCTGCAAAAATTGAGTCAACAGTTGATGAAAATGGTTTTGCAAGAACAAAGATGGAGGGCAGAGGAATTGAATTGCTTGGACTTTCAGTGGAAATTGCAGTTAATTGCATGAAACAATATGATATGCCTGTTGATATTTATTGTGAAATGCTCAAATCACATATGAATATTAAACAACGCAAGAATGATGTGGAAAATATAATTAAAAAAATGTTGGGGGATTTGTAAATGAATAAAGTGATTTTAATGGGGAGACTGACAAGGGATCCAGATGTGAGATATTCACAAAATGGAAATGAGCACACTTGTGTTGCTAGATACACATTAGCAGTGGACAGGGCAAGGAAAAAGGATGGAGCACCAAGTGCAGATTTTATCTCCTGTGTTGCCTTTGGAAAGAATGGAGAGTTTGCTGAAAAGTATCTCAAGAAAGGCACAAAGATTTGTGTCTGTGGTCATTGGCAGACAGGCTCATATCAAAATCAAGAGGGGCGGACTATTTACACAAATGACTGTGTGATAGAGTCTCATGATTTTGCTGAATCAAAGAGAGCATCTGAGGCAGAGCATCCAGAGCCACAACCAACAGATGATGGATTCATGAATGTGCCAGATGTGGCAGAGGATGAATTGCCATTCAGCTAAAGTTGGAATAAGGCAATTAGATATATTTGACTACTTATGAGGCAAAATGAAAAGAAATAAAAGAGGTAATAAAAGAAATGGAAAGAAAAGATTTTTTAATAATAAAGAGAGATTGCTCAGATGACAAAAGAATTTCATTAGATGCAAAAGGGTTGTTGTTATCCATGAGTGAGAATCCAAATGGATCACTCTATGATCTGGACAATGATTCAAGAGAAAACATTGACAGTGCTCTTGATGAATTACTCAAAGCAGGTTATGTGATGCCAATGAAAGATGCAAAAAATTATGTCGAGAGTGTTCTCAGCTTAAAAACGAAAGATGAAAATTTTTGCTTTTCATTACCAAATAACAGATTTCTTGGATTTGACAAACAAATCAGTGATGTATTAGTGGCAGTTTTTAAAGATTTTTTAAGCAAGGAATAGGAGAGGGAAAATGAGTAAAGTGAAAAATGAAAATTTTTATAGTGTCCAAGGGTGGATGGTCAATGAGTTAGATCTGAAAGGAACACAGTTGCACATTTACGCAATTATATATGGATTTTCACAGACTGATGACCAATATTTCACAGGTAGTTGGCAGTATCTTGCTGATTGGACTAATTCAACAAAAAGAAGTGTGAATAACGCACTAAAGGCTCTTGTTGATAAAGGTCTTTTGTTGAAAAAAGATAAGGTTGTCAACAATGTGAAATACTGCGAATATAAAGCACTTAAAGAACCATTTAGAGAGGAAAAAAGTTCACTAGGGGGTGGTGAAAAAATTTCCCTAGGTGGTGAAAAAAGTTCACTAGGGGGTGGTGAAAAATTTTCACTAGGGGGTGGTGAAAAAATTTCCTCTAATAATATAGATATAAATAATATAGATATAGATAATAAAGAGAATAAAAAGAAAGAAAGAAAGAGCACCACCTATGACTCTATTCTCTCATCCATGGATTTAGAACCAAGACTCAAAGAGACACTCATTGAATTTATCAAAATGAGAAAGTTGATTAAAAGTCCAATGACTGACCATGCTCTTGAATTGCTAATAAAAAAACTTGAAAAGATGTCCTCTGATGTGGATGTTCAAATTGAGATATTGAATCAATCCATTCAGAACAGTTGGAAAGGAATTTTTCCAATTGATAAGAAAAAGCAAGTGAACAATGCATCCAATGCACTAGAGGATGATTACCAAAGATATTCTGATTGGAGCAAAAAAAGAATAAGAGATATTGTTGACTCAATGCCAGAATGATGAAAATGATTTTTGGGGGTAAAACATGAATGAAAAAGAGTTTGCAACATTTGCCATGGCTCTTAGATCATATTATCCAAGAGAAAAAATCCTGCCATCTGATGAGGCAATGGATTTGTGGTTCATGGAGTTGAAAGATATTCCATTCAATATTGCTCAAGCAGGACTTAGAAAATGGGTCAGTTCTAATAAGTGGTCTCCATCTATTGCAGAAATAAGAGAGATGGCAACATCCATCACACTTGGTGAAATTCCAGATTGGGGAGAGGCATGGAAAGAGGTTCAGCTTGCTATCAGAAGATATGGACGATATGAGGCAAGAAAAGGAATTGAGAGCCTGTCTCCACTTACAAGGCAAGCAGTTGAAAGAATTGGGTTCAATACTCTATGCATGAGTGAGAATGAATCTGCGGACAGGGCAAATTTTCGGATGATATATGAGCAGTTGGCAGAGCGAAAGAAAAAAGAGGCTCAAATGCCAATGACACTCAAGATGTTGATTGCAAAGGTTCAGAATCAAAATTTGATAGAGGATGAAAAATGATTAAAATTATAGTTGGTACAATATTAAGTTTGTTTTATTGCTTTTTAGCATTCGTGATTCTATATGTTATAAAATCTGAAAATTCAGAAAATATGAATCATGAAAAAGGGGAGAAAGATGAGGAAAAGAATCATTAATGCATCCATTGTGCTTTCATTCTTGAGTGCTCTGTCCATTTCATGTGCATGGATGGGAAAATGTATGCCTAAAGATTTAAAAGCCGAAAATGGAGCAAATATGGCGGTCACAGACATATGTGTGAAACCAATAGAGACAATCAATGATGTTGAAATTGTGGAAAATGAGGTTGAAACAGTTGGAAATGCAAATGATGAGATTTTCTGTGATTCTCTGGAAACCTTAGCCATCTGTGTTGAGGCAGAGGCAGGAAATCAAGACCTGTATGGCAAGAGATTGGTTGTTGATGTCATTTTAAACAGGGTTGATTCTGAAGGATTCCCAGATAACATTGAGGATGTCATTTCACAGAAATATCAATTCACTACCTATTGGGATGGCTCAATGGGGAGAGTGGATGAACCATCTCCAGAAACATATGAGGCAGTGAGATTGGAATTAGAATCAAGGACTGATGATTCAATCCTATTCTTTACCGCAGGCAATTATAACACATATTGCATTCCTGCATATAGGTATGGAGACCATTATTTTGGTTATTAGGAGAAAAGAGATAAGAAAAAAATGATAACCAATACTAGAGAACAAAAGATTTGTGATAAGTATGGCAAACGTGATGAACATGGTTTTGTTCATTGTTATGAATGCCCTTTAAAAAAAGGGAATCCTGTTCAATGGGATTTCAGATGTAAGGCAAATAGTCATTATGACAGAAAAACAAAAGAGTGGGAATATGATGAGAGGAGAGAATGAATGATAGAGATAAAAGACACTGATTTGCCAATCACAGTGGCTCAAAAGATTATATGTGGAACTAAACCTGCAAATAATTCACCACTAATAAAAGGCATTGCAAAGGCATTGACCAATGATGAAAATGCAGGAGAAACCATGGACATGTTCAGTATTGAGGAAATTGGGGAAATCGCAAGTTATTTAATGACATATTGTGAATCTCACAAAAATGGAGATTAGAAAATGGTATTGTTCAGTGAAAGAATGGTAATTGAGAAACAATTTCTTGCATGGTGCAAAGAAAATGGTGTTGCATAGAAACCATGTTCTCTTGTTGGATTTATGCAGGCAAAAGGATGGCTCAATGAAGAAAAGATAGCATGGGATTTAATAAAGGAGAAAAAATAATGGATTTTATAACATCAGCAGAATGTGCAAATAAATGGCACATTTCTCAGAGGAGAGTGGCAATATATTGTCAACAAGGAAGAATAAAAGGAGTAGTTCGTGTAGGAAAAATGTGGTTGATTCCAAAGGATGCAGAAAAACCACAAGATCCAAGGAAAGATAGAGGATAAAGAATGAAAGCATTATCAATATTTTCACTATTAGTATGTTCACTTATGCTGAATATCATTCAACTTGGTTTTACTCTTTGGGTGAATAATTCTTGGTATAAGAAAACAATGGAACTAAATAAAAATTGGTATGAAAAATCAATAAAAATAATTAATCAGTTGAGTGACAGTGGGGAGGAACAGAATGAAAATCAAAATAATGGGATGCTCCATGCAGGAGATACAAGAAATTGAGAAATATGGTGTCAAAGTCAATTTTGGCTATGGACATGCATCTGTTATTGATGTGAGGTCAATTCAAGATATGAAAGACAGGATTTTGATATATCTGAATGATAGCAGATTTTTCTATGTGAAAAAGAATCCAAACTTGATAATTGAATCAAATTTTGATGATTACAGAGGTTGAAAATATGTTTAGTGATTTTGACAGATGCCCAAGATGCAATCACAATGATGCTCCAATGGTATGGCTTGGAGAGGGCAAAGGATGGTTGTGTGAGGATTGTTTTGAAAAAGAGAGGAGGAATGAAAATGCCAACATCAGTGATGATAACGTTAATCATATGCGTGACAATAGTGATTCTGGTATTCATCAACAATAAAAAGGAGAGATGATAACATGGGGGGAGTTTACATTGATTATGAAACGTACAAAAGAAAATATATTGAAATTCAGAATAAATATAATGAGATTCTGACAGAAAAAGAGTATCTATTCACCAAGACTCAACCAAATGCCATAAAATATGACAAGGTTCAAGTGCAGGGTGGTACATATGGCAATGGGTTTGATGAATATATGATTGCTAAAGAGCATGACAAGATTGATGAGAGACTCTGTGAGGCAAAGCAACTCTTAGAGGACAGGGAAAGACTGCTCAAGTTGAAAGAAAAGGAACTGAGAGCATCTAAGGACAAGCTAGATCAGATCTATCTCATGAGGTATGTGGACAACAAAAGACCATATGCCATTGCCAGAGCATTGAATTATTCTGAATCTCAAATATATAGGATTTTAGATAAAATTCAAAAAAGTTTAAGAGGTTAAAGAAGATGAAAGAGTTAGTATTTGAGAAGAAAAAAAGTTTAGGAAGAAGAAAAAGTGGAAAAGATACAAGCATTTTTGTATCAATTTCAAAAAAAAGTAATAAAGCAAGGCTGACATTTTATAATAAGTGGGCACAAGCCATTTCAAAGAGTGGTTATATTGTAATTGCAGTTAGTGGAAACAGAATGTATTTTAAAGAGGCAGATGAAACTGAGGGATGGTCTCTGTCAAAAACAAATTATGAAAATACCAAAGTTATATCAGCCCAGAATGAAAAAATATATAAATGGATTGAGAATAGTGGAATTGGATCATATCAATTTAAGCATGATGATGAACTTGATTTGTACTATATCGAGAAAATGAAGATTAGGGGAAAGAAAAATGATTAGTGTGGTAATTTGCCTAGTATGCACATTGGTGAATACTGCATGGGCAATCTATTGGATTAATAGATTAAACAAAGATACAAAGATGTATAAAATAAAGGTTATGTGCAGAAAGAGCATTGCAAGCGGTGTTTGCCCAGAGTGTTGTGATAAATGTGCATGGAATATTGAGAGGTATGAGAAAAAATGGAAAAAGAAGAAATAAAAAGAAAAGCAGATAAAATGGCATGTGATATTTTTGAGTTTTTAGAAAGTCAAGAGCCAGATGAGGAGGAAAGAAATGAAAGATTTATAGAATTAGCTTGTTCATTTGTGACTGCCACATTAGATTTTGATAGTGATAATATTCTCAATGATATTAGTGATCGGTGTAAGGATATTATGAAAATATCAGTTGCAGGTGCAATGAGATATAAGATGGGAAATAAAGATAGAGTTCTAAAAGAATATTTTCATAAGGAGTAAAAAATGGTAAATGATGAAACACTTGAAAATTTTGAATCTATGAAAATAGAGGCTCTAAAGAGGATGAAAAAACTTTCTATTGACCAATCTGTGATTGATGACTTTCAAAACAATAATGAATTATATTGTTCCGGAAATGGAAAGATTGATAGTGTTCCATCTGAAATAAAGGACAGGGCACTAAAATGGCAACAAGAGTTTGGATGCCTTGTGTATCACATCATTCATGCGTTTATATTTGGTTGTGAAACCTATGAATTTTTGCATGTATCATGTTATAAAGAGGATTGGGATTTTGAAAATGAGATATTAGAGGATGGATGGGTGATGGTGAGGAGCGAAAATGAAACCATTCCAGAATATAGTGAATCGGGATCCATTAGGGTTCAGAGTCTAAATGGCAGTTTAATCAGAATCAACTAATAAAAAAGAGGACATCAATTGTCCTCTTTTTTAATGCGTACAATATGCGTATTTAATGCGTACACAATACGCACAATCAACAGTGTTCATCTATCCACATTTGAATCAATACAGATGCAGACAGATGCTTGTCTTTTGCAGTTGCCATGAGTCTCTCCTTGGATTCACTTGGCAAAGTGATATTCATTTTGACTTTTCGCTTGGACACCTTTTCTTGCAATCCAAGTTCACTCTTGATGCTCTCTTGTGATTCATGTCTTTTCTTTGCATCAAGGGCAAATATATTTTCTCTTTTTGGCATTTTATTGTGTTCTCCTATCTTTCAAATTTAATTCATATTTTACAGAACTATATATGTATTCAATCTGTTTGCATCCAATATTATTGGACTGAAATTCATTGATTGATATGCCACATGCACCTGCTTGATTAAATGCAGTTGTATCTGAGATGATGGCAGTCTTTAGATCAGGATATTTGGCATTAAACCAATTGATGAAATCTCTTGAGATGTTGAAACGATTCCAACGATTAAATACATATAGTGTTGGTTTAGTTCCTTTGAATGGCTCTAAAATCTGAATCATTCTCTCAAGAGGTTTCATGTCTCTATTGCTCATCATGGTTGGCACAATGACAAAATCAGCAGATTCAATCCATTTTGTCATATTAGCTTGCAGAGCACCTGCGGTGTCTACAACTTGGACAACTGCCTCTGGATTCTCATTTGTTTGGTGAATGGCAGATCCTTGGTCATCCAAATCATAGAAATTATAAGGGATTTGGTCTCTCTCCAGAGCAAATGCAAGTTCATCTGCAATGAGTGTTTTTCCAACACCACCTTTTTGATTACAAATTAATACTGTTTTCATTCTTTTCCTCCTTTTGCGTACACTATACGCATTTCATGCGTACTGTATGCGTTTATTATGCGTATTGTATACGGATATTATGCGTACACTATACGCACATATATTTTTATCAGTTTTAGGAGGTTTTTGCAAGTCCAAAAAAAACATGCGAAAAAATGCGACAAAATACCATGTATAGTTGGAGTGTAGAATTGTAGGATTCAACAGGAGGGTTTTGCCATGGATATTGGTCAGAATATCGAATATCTGTTGACACCTGTTGCACAGGTGGCACTTATCATTGGACTTGCTGAATTATTCAAACAAATAGGATTGAACAAGAGATGGATTCCACTTGTAGACATTGGACTTGGGTTGGCAAGTGGCATTTTTATTTATGGGATTGCAATGAGTTATGGATTGCTTGATGGAATTATCATTGGAATTGCTCTTGGTCTATCTGCATGTGGATTATTTAGTGGATTTAAGAATGTAACAGGACAATAGGGGGAGATTCTATGAATGGCATTGATATTTCAAGGTATCAAGCATCAATGAAATTAGAGGATGTAAAAAGAGCAGGATATGGTTTTGCAATCCTAAGAGGTGGATATACAGGATATGGAGCAAACAGGGTCAAATGTGTTGATTTTGCTTTTGAAAATTTTTATAGACAGGCAAAAGAGATTGGTTTTCCTGTTGGTGCTTATTATTACTCATGTGCAAAGACATATGCAGAGGGTGAGGCAGAGGCATCATATTTTTATGAGCAATGTCTTAAAGGTAAACAGTTTGAAATGCCAATATATATTGATGTTGAGGATTCTCATTGGCAAGCTGACAACAAAACAGGTGTGACAGATGCAATCATTGGATTCTGTGAATATTTGGAGGGTAAAGGATTCTATGTGGGAGTCTATGCAAGTCTCTCATGGTTCAACACCAAGATTGATGTCTCCAGATTGAAAGATTATACAAAATGGATTGCAAAATGGTCTCCATCAAAGCCAACAGTCTCATTCAATGCCTTTGATATGTGGCAGTACAGTGACAATGGAAAGATTGGAGATCATGTTGTTGACCAAAACATTGCTTTCATTGATTTTCCATCTATTATCAAAAAGGCAGGAAAAAATGGATATAGCAAAGGTCAAACATCTCAACCGAAAAAGACCACAAGCACCACAACAATCTATATTGTCAAGGCAGGTGACACATTGAGTGGCATTGCTAAAAAGTACAACACCACTGTGGATGCATTGGTCAAGAAAAATGGCATCAAAAACAAGAATAAGATCTATATTGGACAGAGGCTCAAAGTCTAGGGGGAGGTAAATATGGATGTAAGATATATCACTCAACATGAGGGTTATAGATATGAGGATTTAAGCGAAAAATCAAAACATGAGATTGATTGTTTCAACTATATTTTGGATAAGGTTGATGAGGTCAGAATTGAAGATGATGACATTCTTGCAGAGAATACTATTGGAAAGATTAAGCAGGAGATGGCAGAGGATGTGATTAATGCAGTCAAAGAACATTTGGAAATCTGCATTCTTGAAATGCAGATCTGCCTTGCAGAGCAGGACAAGGAAGATTCAAAGGAGTAGATATGAAAGATATTGAGTTTATTGCATTATGTAAAGAAACAGTAAAAAATTATTTTAATAGCAGAGTTGAAAAGACTGATGATGCGAATATAAGCACAGATGATGTTTATATAGTTTGGATATGCAAGTCATTACAGAATTGGAAAGCACTTGTGAGCACTACTGTCTCAGATGGAATGTATTATGAATTAACATTCAATGGAGATAAGAGTGAATTATATTTAGATGCTTATAAGAAATGGGAGAACAAGTGCATTCATGTATAAGTCATGCAGTAAATGTGGCAAGATTCATGACACCAGATTCAAGTGCAATGCAGGAAATGACATCTATAAGAGCATGCAGGAGAGGAATCTGAGGAGCAAGAATGCTTGGACAGAGAAATCAAAAGAGATCAGAGAAAGAGCAAACTATTTATGTGAGGTTTGCAGAGATCTGGGAAAAATCACATATGATGATTTAGAGGTTCATCACATCACAAAAGTGAGAGATGATGCATCATTGCTATTAGATAACTACAATCTGATATGTCTCTGTCAAGAACATCACAAAAAAGCTGACAAAGGTTTGATCGATAAAGACTATCTATTGAGTCTTGCTAAGAGGAGAGAAGATGAATAAAGTTGGTTGGTTCATCTTCTCTTTTATTAATTTATCAAATTTGTTTGAAAATTAATAAAAATAAGCGGATAAAAGGCAGGGAGAAGATCCCCCGTGGGTATATTGTGTCTCATTTTCAGACAATTTCAAGAC